CGGGGGCAGAGAGCGTTGCAAGTGCTTTTGTTGCAGGATATGGAATCACGTCTTGTGATGGCGGATATACCGGCGTCACTGTAGATGGCGCCGAGGCTTTCGGCCCGAAGCTCACCTTGCTATTAAATTCAGGTATTGCACCAGCATCGGCATTGTGCACAGCTGGAGCCGCTTCAAACAATGTCAATTTCGCCGACAAATCATCGTTCAAATCAATACCAAATACGATACAGTCAATGGTCTCAAGGCCAGCGATACCGAAGAAGAACATATCTCCGACAGCTGGCATATCATCATTGACAGGCATACCGCTTGAAAAAGTAAGCGTGTGTGTGTCGCCAGCAACCGTTGCAACAGGCCAGTAAATTGAAGCCCCACTTGAAGTCCTAAAACGTATAGCATATGATTTACCTGATTCCATAAACACCGCATTGTCGGTTTCTACAGCGAGAATATCGCCATATTCATCGGTAGTTAATCCTGTAAGCCTGCCATCTGCAAGCCCCCACCTAGGCGCCGGATGTGATACTTTCACTAACTCACCGCGCTTCACCGCTAGGTTTTCAGCATCCATGTTGACGGTAAACATCTCTGGACGCAACCGTCTAGTCGCAAGCAAGTATCTGCCAAAGCCAAACACTTGTGCAGGATTCGTCATATACACGGCTTCAATCGACTCAAACTTTGTCGCTTCGGTATATGAGCTGTCGCTCGTTCTATCGACGCCCCATGCATCACGAAGGACGCCATCCTGTTCGGTATCGTACTTGTAGCCATCGTCAAGCACTATACGCTCATCGATAACATACTGTTCATTCGAATTTATGAATTTAATCCTATATCCATGGACGACTTCGCCAAAAGATTTTGTTCCTCTGAATCCCCACGAATTATGCGGGCCGATATGCTGTTTCGGCGTTGTCTGCAAAGCATCCCATACAACGCCATAGGTTCCATCAGACATTGTGAGTGACGCTCGTGCAGGTGAAAGAATCTGCGCAATCAGCTCAGATAGCTTTGCGCCTTGTGTAACGATTCCATTGGTTTCTATGCGATACTGGCTTCCACTCAAACCTTTCAACGTGTTACACCATTGCGCGAAGGCATAGACCGAGTTCCAGTCAATCTGTGCGGCGGTTCGTGGCCGTGGATTCCCAGCGCCCATCAACGCATGAACAAATGCAAGTGCAGTATTTTGTGGGTCGGTAGCAATGATTGATGCCCAATCATGACCTGTATCTTTTTCTGTAATATATGAATAATCGGCACTGACAATACAATTCAATTTCGTGATGCAATTTTGTACCGCTTCCGAGCTTTTTATCTTTATGCCAAGAATCGCAACCTTTTTGCGAGTATTGACAGGCATAATATCCAAATCAGTAAAAGATTGCAGGCTTGTCCAAAACACTACATCCTGAATATTACTATCAGTCGCATCTTCTGTTTCGCGCGCAACGAACACTTCATATTGCCCAGCCGTCAGTGTTGCACTCGTTGCGACAAACCGCAGGGTTTCAGCTTTGTTGCGTGTAATAGTGTTCGATCCATTGTCAAATGTGCCAAGCAACGTCCACGGGTTTGGGGTAGCACCTGGCGCAGATTTTAATCGGTAATATGGTTTAACCATGACTGTTGCGTTAAGCTTATCATTATTAGAGTATTTGACAAGTTTTGGAAACGTTATCGTTACCGCAATTTTAGTGGTGTTTTTTGCCGTTGTCTGGATATTCGATGGTACAACGATACACCGTGCATGTATTCCAGATTTTGCTTCGTTCACCAAGCCTGTTGCCTGATTGCAATAGATTGTTGTCGGCGAAACTCCAGTGACAAGGCATTGTTTATTATTCCCAGCGTTAGAGAATCCAGAGAAGGTAATAAAGTCTCCAACACGAATATCAGCATAACTCGTTGTGTCTTTCGTGCCGGTCGCTGTCCAATCACCTGATGAGCGAGTGAAGGTTCTTGCAGCCGCATTTACGGTTATAGTTATCCCATTCAATTCTTTAGTTGATTCAAGTACATGATACCGTGCAAGCGCAGCAGAAAGGTTTTGCTCAATGACTTCTTTTGGATAGAGCGAAAGTCCTGTACCATTCACGCTGTCTTGCCTTATTTCAGCCTCACAGCCTGGCAAGACACCGTCGCAGACGATTGTACCATTGGTAACATTGGCGCTGTTCGTTGCAATGAGCATATCGCCAAACTGGATATTTGACACCTTGAGTGGCGCATAGCCCAGAATAAATGCCATGTGTAGATATTGATCTTGGCCATCAACACCTGATATTTCGGTATAAGGTGGTGACAGATACCCAGGCGTCATCAAGTGCTTGCCAAACACAAGCGGCACTTTACCGTTCGGATTCGATTGATTTTGTGCGCCATGAATTGATGGATGATTTATTGTACCCATCTCATCGGCATAAGGACCACCTATAACGCCAGCACCTGTTAATCCTGCAAGGAACGGAGAGGCTATACCAATAGCAAATCCAGCAGCAACCCATGCCACTCCGCCTGTAACAATACCAACCGCAATCAAAGCTAGGGATGCAATAGCGCCACCAAATGCTTTTGTATTTGCTGCTTTTCCCCTGTCGGTATCTTCACTACCGTTCTCTGGAACAATCCTTACAATTATCTCATCATCATCATGCACGATAGTTTTACTTCTATCGTTATTGCTGATAAGTTTTCCATTGACATAGGTTCTTACCATCAATCCGTGGGGGATGTCATTACGTGCGTTCTTAACAATAGATTCAAGCGTAGCTCCTGATTCTATCGTTTCTTCGCGTCGTTCGCTTGTGAATGGGTGTGGGAAGAAATATACTTTAGCTGGCACGATAATATCCCTCCACCTTCAGCCTAAGCTGTCGAATACCATCGAGCGGTTCAATCACCGCATCTGTTCCGCGGTTGGTATGCAATATCTCGCCATTGCCAATATAGAGTGCGGTATGGCACAATTTCCCACGAATACGCATCAGTACAATATCTCCTTCTTGCGGTTCATCTACTTTTTTTAGTGGCAACGCTTCCCGACCAATCGCTATCTGGTGTTCACTTTCGCTTACCGATGAACGCTCGTAATCATCGAACGCTGGCAGTTCTTTGCCAAACTTTTCACGTAAGACAAGCCTCACAAGCCCCCAGCAATCACAACCTTCTTTTGTCCTTCCAGCATCAACGAAAGGTATACCAACATAGTCGCCGTAGTTCTGGTGAACAATATTATCGTTCATGTGAACAACCCCGGAGCTACTTGTGCCGTCAACTCTATTGGCAATACTTCATATTCAAGCGCATCATCAATAGCGAGCGATGCCTGAATTATCTCGTCGTCATAATCAATGCTTTTGACGATATACGAAATTCCTTTTACTGGTTCGAAGACCCCGGCAGTACCATCGAGGCGCTCGCTTCCGTCAAGATGCCAGCTTCCGTTCAGCGTCAAGGTTCCTGATTCGTCATACCAAACAGCTTGCACATTTACGGTGATAAAATCCCCGACGGAACGAAGTGCCGAAATCAATTCGTCGGAATTATAGGTGGTAAGAGTCGCAGAAGCGACTTCGCTCGACGTCTCGGCGTGCCAATCAAGCACAAACGGTACAGCGGCATAGGTATGCCCCCCATAGGTAAGCGGTACTGTATTATTTGTTATATATATCGTACTGACTGAAGGATGCGAAATAGTAAGCAACATAATCGCGGCGCCATTCGTTTCTCGAGCGAATAAAGCAGCTTTGACTTTTGCCGATAATGTAGTGCTCATGCCCACACCTCTAAATCAATCGTCACAATAAACTCATTGTCATTAGGCGCATAGCTCGGCGGATTGGCTTCTGGAGAAAATCTTGCCTGAACATAGACAGGCGCCGCGTCATTATTAAACAGTCTCCAATCAGGCCAATAAAAGGTATCAGTTCCATAGTGTAAAATCGTCTGGTAAAACGCCTTGAACGTCGCAAGTTGTGCCGCCGTCATTGCATAAGAATATCGATGCGGTTCAGGCGCTGTCGTAGCTTTGAGACGGATCTTTGCAGGCCCAGCGTCCATTTTTGTAACACGTCTATTGTCTGGTAGTGAGATGCTAGCGCCATCTTGAAGTGGTCGGACCGGTAAAGAAGTCGGCCAGTATTCCATTTAGCTTTTCCTCACGCCACCGGCGTTTGCCGTGGCAATTTCTTGCCGTACTATATCCCGTAAGGTAAGGATAATCTTTTTATTCCCAGCAGCATCGGTAATTGTTTGCGTCTTGCTGGCGACAGGTGTCGACGAATAATTGTTGATTTGAATATCGATATTGCCTGTTGCTTTGGCGGATACTCCTAGCTTCCCTGTCGAATCACGCGCTAGAGGCATGATAGCTTCAGGCCCAGCTTCGGCGAACACACCACCTTTTGCGAAGGTAAATAATTGCGGATTGTCGTAGACGTTATTGGCGTATTGGTGCAAAGATGGAGAAGTATAAACATCTCCAAGCGCATTGCTTTTCAGTAAGCCAGCCCCAACGCTTCCTACAAGCCCACCGCCAATCAATGCAAGGCCTAGAGTATCATTTGCTGGATTTATATCAGTCAGCATTTGCAACCCAGCCTGCACCGCTAGTTTCGGTAGCATAACAAGAATTTTCTCTAGTGTATCGCTCATTGCGTCGCCGAACGAATTCCACGCATTTGCACCATCTGCGATCGCTTCACCGAGTTCATAGAATTCATCAGTAAGAGAGCTTATGGTTGTTATCAGAATAGCGTCACCGAATTGTTTCGCAAGTTTCGTTCCTGTGTCATATTGTTCCGCAAGTTCACGTAACGCTTGCTTGTAGCCTTCAGTAGATATTTCTCCATTAGCAAATCGTGTTTCTAGCTCATCCAACGCTGCCCTATACTTTTCAGCATCAGTATATGCGCTTTGAATAGTGTAACCCAGAATATCTCCAGTATTCGGATTGATAGCGATAGTTTGTCTTTCTCGCCAATTAGTTGATGGTGGGGCATTCTGGTAGGCGAGCATGTTTAATCTAAATAATCCTTCTGGCGTCTGTGTTTCTTGATATGCTATCTTATAATCAATTCTTGAAATTTCTTCCGCTGCCTGTTCCTGTGTAAGTAACGGTATACCACCGCCTGGCTTATACATCCAGCGATCGGGTGGTACACGTTTCGCAGCCTCTGCAAGGTAAGTTCTAAGTTCAGTGGCTATACTAGCATTTATTGGTTCCCAAAAAGCATCTGCCTGCTCTTGCGTGAGATATGGTATCCCGCCGCCAGGCCTATTCATCCAGCGATCAGGCGGAACACGCTTAGCAGCCTCAGAAAGCTCTGCTCTAAGGTCTGTAGCTATCTGCGCATCTATAGTAGCGATAATAGAATCCGCTTGTTCTTGAGTTAATAATGGTATTCCGCCGCCAGGCCTATTCATCCAGCGATCAGGTGGAACACGAGCTGCAGATTCAGCAAGTTCAGCTCTAAGGCCAGTAGCTATCTGCGCATCTATTGAATCAGTAACTGCTTTTGCAGCTTCTGGAGAAAGGAAAGAAACACCACCGCCCGGTTTATACATCCATCGGTCAGTAGGAGCCCGGGATGCCATAGCCTGCATTTCTATGCGGCTATCTAAATACATACTTGACGCAATAGTATCGAGGGCAGTTTGTGCTTCTTCTTGAGTGAGGTATGGTATACCACCACCAACCTTATTAAGCCAGCGATCCGTTGGAGCGCGCTTTGCAGACTCTGCAAGTTCTGCTCTAAGCCCGGTAGCTATCTGTGCATCTATTGAATCAGTAACTGCTTTTGCAGCTTCTGGAGAAAGGAAAGAAACACCGCCACCTGGTTTATATAAATACGGGTCAACGGGTACTCTTGCCGCGGAATGTTCTAATTCAATCCTTGTAGACAAATCAATCGACGCTTGTATGGTTTCAAGTGCTATATCGGCTTCTTCTGGCGTGAGATATGGAATGCCTCCACCGACTTTATTAAGCCATCGATCAGGCGGAGCTCGTTTTGATGCTCCTGCCAGCTCAAGCATTGTTGAGCTAAATATTTTGTTATCTATTCCAGCTATAATCGAATCTGCTTGCTCAGGTGTAAGTAGGGGAACACCGCCGCCAGGCATTGATTCCCATTTGTCGCCTTTATAGCGCCCAGCCATTTTGGAAAGTTCGATAGCGGTATCAAAGGCAATTCGATTGCTTATATCATTAAGAAAAGCATCAGCTTGCTCTTGTGTTAAATACTGTAAACCACCGCCTGGTAACCTTGCCCATCTATCAGATGGCGCACGATTAGCAGACTCAGCAAGTTCAGCTCTAAGGCCAGTAGCTATCTGCGCATCTATAGTAGCGATAACAGAATCCGCTTGCTCTTGAGTGAGTAGTTTAATACCACCACCAGGTCTATTCATCCAACGATCAGGTGGAACACGAGCTGCAGATTCAGCAAGTTCAGCTCTAAGGTCTGTAGCTATCTGCGCATCTATAGTAGCGATAATAGAATCCGCTTGCTCTTGAGTGAGTAGTTTAGTACCACCACCAGGTCTGTAGAGCCATCTATCGGTTGGCACGCGTGATGCCGCAGCACTAAGTTCCTGAGATACTGAGAGCGTTACCGATGCAGTGATTCGTTCTAGCTCTGCCTGTGCTTGTTCAGGCGTTAATAATGGAATTCCTCCACCTGGCATATACATCCAGCGATCAGGAGGAACTCTTGATTCAGCCGACCCAAGATATTTTTCTGGTGGAGAATATTCTTTAATTGCATTTTGTAATAAGGTTATGGTACCTTCGCCGAGCTTCCAAATGCCTGAAGTAAGCATCTTATAGAGTAAATCATTCGCATTATTAACAAACTGTTTTTTTACTTTTTCCTGTAATTCTGGTGGGAGATTCGGCAGGTCTTTTGTGTGCTGATTTATCCATTCTTGCACAACATAAGAGCCTGTGGGCTTCTCCCATCCAAGTTCAT